TTCGCGCCGCGATAGTGGGAATCTACAGTCTATATCGACCGATGCAAGCGCCAGCATGATAGATTCTCCAACGAATTCGGTCCGTATTCGCGCAAGCGTAGGCGTGCGCGTGAGTTACGGTCGAAATAAAATTGTTGGATCGCGCATTCGGCACGTCGGATTACCGGGTATCGGCGAGCCGATCAAGTACCCGTCAGGTGAGAGAAAGCCAAATTATCGGATGGTGCGTCGCTCCGAGTCGAGGCCCGCGCGTGCGTGCGCGTGGTGGACGCCCGAGCCCGCCCCGGCCCGGCGCCCGAGCCCGAGCCCGCCCCGGCCTGAGCCCGACGCCGGCCAGTCTGGCCGTTCGGCTTCTGTTAGGCCGACCAAAACCCGAACGGGCCGAGCGAATATCGGACCGAAGAAAATTCGGAAAATCCCTCACGCTCCCCTTGCGTTGAGCCGATGATACTGTAGTATCCTACACCGCCAACGTGGCGCAGGACGGACAGACACGACCCCCAAACCGAACAGGACCCCACGACATGCACCCATTTACGGAACCATTCAACGTAGCATTATCTCAGTCCGAATGCGTCGAACTCGTGCGGATCCTAACCAATAGAGCGTCTGAGATTCACGCGGCCATATCGTCATGCCTCAAATCGCAATTGAACAGCGAAGGATACCTTTGCAAGTTCGATCGGTACGATGAAACTTTAGTCGATCTATGGGCGGCTGAGTCTCTTACGGCCCTTGCGAGGACCACGATGGAAGCCTACGCGACCGAGAGGGCCCCCCGGATCGTAGAATACGTCACGCGGCGCGAAGCCGAGACAATCACGATGAACCGAAGGAATGATACCGCGACTATTACTGTGCCCTGCAACGTTCACCACAGCACGGGTATTCACCTTCAACCCTTCATTGCGAGAGCCTACGCAGGGGAATCATTCTCGTGATTACCCAGAAGCCCCCAACCATGCATGACCTTGACACCCTCCCCCCGCGCGACCCCGCAACCCTCTTCGCATGCCGACGCGCCGGCGCCGCTCTTCGCGCCATCGGAGAGACTCCGATCGATGCGGAATCCTACACGGCCATCTATCACCGATGGCTCGGAATCCACCAATCACTACGCGGGTCGCGGGCGAACGAAGCCGCCGCCGCGTACCTACGCCTCGCGGACGATATCGACCGACAGTACCGCGCCATCGTCGTCCGTTGAACCCGAACCACGAAAGGAGCCCGACAATGCCGAACCTCGCTCTTCCGACCATCTCCGCCGCATCCGCCGCCCTCGCTCTCCCTCCGTTTGAAACTCCGGAATGGCGCGAGTCATTCTCGCGGGGCATCCGCGCTGCGCTCCATTCGGAGGGCCGCGCCGCTCCGTACCTTCGGCGCACTATCTCGGCCATGCGCGAGACTCTCGGGCCATCCGACATGTTCGAAGTGTCGGCGCCCGAGCAATCGGGCAACGCCAAACTCGCGAAAAACCGCGCCGTTACCCTCGCGTTTACGGGCGCGTCGGGGGCGGATTCAGGGCGCTACAACCCCTGCCCCGCAATCGGGGAATGCGGGAAAATTTGCGTCTTAGGGCGCACCTGCGGACTCGCTGCTATCGGCCTGGCCGACCACATGATCGGCGCACGGTCGCGCCGATTGGTCGCCATGCGGGAACACCCGCTAGCCGCCGGCGCTGAACTGGTTCGCGCTGCTGCGAGGGCCTCGCGAATGGCGGATTCGCTCAGTATCCGGACCGTTGCGCGGTTGAATGTCGGAACCGATATCGGGTTTGAGTCAATCCCCGAAGTAGATTCTCTGTTTGCGCGGTTCGGCATCGATGCTTATGCGTACACCAAACGGCCCGCCGCGGTTCGCGCTGCGCTCGGCGCCGGCGGTTCGGTAGGACGAACCCGGATCGTTTATTCATGGTCGGAGCGCGTAAACGAGCCACTCGCTGCGGCGTACCTTCGCGCAGGCGGAACGGTCGCACTTGTGGTCGGGGGCATCGGGCGCAACAACGCAGCTTCTCTCTTCTCTGCGGTGAGAATCGGGGGGCAAGCGTTCCCGACTATTGACGGAGATGCGACCGACGATAGGACGCTAGACCCGAGGGGCATCGTGGTCGCACTTCGCGGCAAGGGACCGCTCCAAACGCTGGACGGCGTCCAGTCTGTGGGCGGGTTTGCGCTCGGGCCAAACGACGCGCGGCTAGTCGCAAGGTAGCCCCGATTCGATGAACGTTAGACGGAACGCGCCTACGCTTGTGGGCGCGTTCTGTTTTTTCGACTCGGCAAAAATTCTTGCTTGACTTCCCGACATGGCGAGCCGTAGCATCTATTCCCGTAGCACACGGCGCGTACGATTGTGTGCATGGAAGTCTTGTGCGGTTCAGAATGAGCCGATAGACACCAAACGAATCCGCGAAGTAAAGAGGGGATCGAGCCGACGCCATGCCAGGCGCTCGAGGTAGTCGCGCGTCGATCAAGGCGAGAACCGGACACTCTCCTAAAGTCAACCGCGAAGAGCCGACGCGCGAGTCGGATAGGTTGGAACGCGGGAACGGTGAACGGGAACGGGGAACGGGAAGAGGAGGAAGGGGGAACGAGAAGAGGGGCGAACGCTGAGAGGACCGCGCACGCGTTGCCGGCCTGCGCTCGAGCGTGATGCGCGACGCGATCCCGCGTAGTGGATCGGTCGAACCGCTACGCTCCCCTGCATAGTGGGCGACTCTTGGCCACCGGACTTAGGGGGGTGGGGCCCCCAACAAACCCTCCTCCTCCCGCAACCACTCAACGGCAACTCTTGTTGCACGTTTGTATCGAAAGAAAATTTGCGATTTGGGGTGGACCGAAATCCGGGGCGGTTTCTCTGACCCCCCGTATGTGCAAAAATCCAGTTCGGGGACTTCTCGTTGCATGGATAGACGAGACTTGGGGGTGAAGATGCCCTCCATGCGGCAGTTTTGTTCGACTGCGCTTCATGCTTGGTTGATGTTCTCGGCTCTTAGGGCTTGAATTGTGCGACCAAAGTCGCATGTGGTGTCATTTCCGCTGCGAGAATGCCCTTGGAGGTTCGATGGACGAAGCGGGTGGCTTGACGATGGACGAGTTCATGTACGGTTGCCGCGAGGCTCCGCACTGGTTCGTTCCGTTCGTTCTTGGGTTCGACAACGCGCCGATGCACGACGACCTTCAGTTTCACTTGGACTCGAGCGACAACGCGTACTGCGAGTTGCCGCGCGGTCACGGGAAGACGAACCAGATGGCCGGTCGGGTGTCTTGGGAGATCGGGAAGAACCCGTTGATCCGGGTGAAGATCGTTGGTTCGTCGGACGACGAGGCGACGAAGACGGTGACGATGATCCGGAAGGTGATCCAGTCGGAGGAATACCGGAAGGTGTTTCCGTCGATCGAGGCCGACAAGGACTCGACGTGGGGGAACACGAGTTTCACGGTGAAGCGGAGTCGATTCCTTCGTGACCCGACTGTGGAGGCGGTGAGCGTGTTCGGTCGCGCGGGCGGTCGAAGCGATCTGCTGATCGCGGACGACATCTGCGACCTTCGGAATGCGGTGCAGCAGCCGAGCCTTCGCGAGCAGGTGAAAGACGCCTGGAAGAGCATCTGGTTGCCGACTCTTGACCGGAGCGGGAAGAGGCCGCGGATCTGGAAGTTCGGCACGCCGTACCACGTCGCGGACATCACGGCGGAGTGGCGTTCGTACCACAGGGACGCGGGCGGGTTGTTCCGGAGGCCGGTGGTCGGGAACCGCAGTCCGTGGGGCGAGGTGTACAGGCCGGAGATGATGGACGACCTTCGGAAGCAGTACGGGCCGATCGCGTACGGTCGCGCGTACGAGCTGTCGCCGGTGTCGAGCGACCAGTTGGTGTTCGACCACGCGTGGCTGGACAGGTCGATGTACGAGGGCGAGATCCCGGAGATCGTGAGGCTGACGGGCCAGACGATCGCGGCGACGGACTTCGCGTTCAGCGACAAGTCGGTGAAGAAGGGCGACCCGGACTATTCGGTGCTGGTGACGGGCGTTCGGTCGATGGACGGGTACTGCTACGTCGATCGGGTGGTCCGCGCTCGGGTGACGTTCCCGGAGTGGCAGCGGATCTGCGCTCGCGAGTGCCGCGCCGGCGGCGTGACGGTGCTGATGGCCGAGGGCAACGGTCCGCAGGCGGGTCTTGTGCAGCAGTTGGCGCAGTCTTGCGGGGAGCTGTCGGTGGTTCCGGTGATCCGCACGAAGGACAAGTTGAGCCGTGCGAGCGAGAAGCAGGCTTTCGTCGAGCAGGGTCGCTTCCGTCTCCGGAGGGTGGACGGGAGGGAATGCCGCGAGCACGCGGTCTTGTACGACGAGATGACGACGTTTCCTGCCGGCGACCACGACGACGCGGTTGACGCGGCGGTGGATCTGATGGAGGCTTGCACGAGGGCGGGGTACGGGTTGACGGCGAAGCCGAACCTATCCCAGAGCGGGCGGGGCAAACTGTGGCGTCTCTATGGATGATGGAGGTATGCGATGGACGAGTTGCTGAACAAGGACCGTGACGAGTCGGAGGCCGCTTCGCCGAAGGGCGTCGTTCCTGCGGGAATGGATCAGCCGGTGGCGCTGCCGATCGAGATGCAGCGGACGTTCTTCGCGAGCGTCGCGAAGATGCTGAGGAACCCGTCGCTGGCGTACCGCAAGGACCGCCAGTTGATGAAGCAGATGCGGAACGATCCGGACTGCATGGCTCCGCTCCAGCAGTTGCAGGTGTCGATCGCGGGGCTCGAGTGGCAGGTGAAGCCGTTCGACTCGAGGGATCCGATGCAGGAGGAGATCGCGGAGAGGACTTCGGAGATCATCAAGCGGATTCCGCGGCTCGCGGACCTGAGCCGGCATCTTCTCGAGGCGGTGTGGTACGGGTCGAGCGCCGCGAACATCATCTATCACCGCCGTCCGAACGGGATCATCGAGGTCAAGGATTGGATCCCGTTCCATCCGGACACGCTGACGGTCGATCTCGAGGGCGCGCCGGCGATCCGCGTCGGCCCGAGGTACTACGCGGACATGGACGGCACGGGCGGCGAGACGGTGCAGGGCTTCGACTCTCGCGTGCACAGGCTGACGGACGTGGAGCGCCGCGCGGTGGTGTGGCATCGGTACATGGTGCAGGGTCCGGACTTCGACGATCCCTACGAGACGGCGTACGCGTACCTCGGCAGGGGCGTGCGCGACGTGGTGTGGTGGTACTGGAACTTGAAGCAGGCGGTGCTTCAGAACTGGGCGACGTACGCGGAGCGGTACGCGCAGGGCATCCGCGTCGGCTACTACCCGATGGCGAACAAGGACGGCAAGAAGGAGATGGAGGACATCCTCCGGAACCTCGTGGGCGACGTGAGCGCGGTGGTCCCGCGCGCGACTCCCGGCCAGAAGGACTACGAAATCGAGATCAAGGAACCGGGCGCGGCGCGCGCGCAGGTGTTCGCCGACCTGACCGAATGGCTCGCGAAGAACATCAAGGAGCTGATCGTCGGCCAGAGCGCGACGAGCGAGGCGGTGTCGAGCGGCATCGGGTCGAACATCGGGACGCAGCACCAGAAGACGTTCACGCGGCAGATGCGGTTCGTCGCGGACGGGCTCGGCGAGACGATCACGGAAAACCTCGTGCGCGAGATCGTGGACATGAACTACGGTCCGCAGGAGTTCTACCCGCGGTTCGAGTTCTCGGTGGAGAGCCCGGAGAGCGAGAAGCGCCTCGAGGCCATCCGCATCTTCGTGAACGAGCTTGGCGGCACGGTGAGCGAGGCCGAGACTCGCAAGATGCTCGGGCTCGCGATCCCCGACGTGGACGAGCCCGTGCTGACGGGCAAGGTCCGCGACGTGATGCCGGAGATCGGCGAGAACGGCGGCGTGGAAGACGAAGAGGCAGACGGTCCGATGCTGAACGCGAGGCAGGTGTTCGGCGGCATGAGCGAGAAGGAGTTGCGGCGCGAGGCTCGACGCCGGCGGCGCAAGGGGCGAAAGTCAACCGGAAACTGCGGGAACGGGTTCGGCGGGTTCACCGACTCGAACAAGTGCGCCTCCGGTCCGCACGACTATCCATCGACCCGCAAGAGCCCGCGCAAGAAGTCGCGAAACTCCCGCGAGATCGGCGAGGAGGTGATCCGCAAGCATCGTGTTCTTCTCGAGGAGGGCTACGACGAAGACCAGGCGTGGGCCATCGCCTACGACATGGTTCAGAAGGGCGTGCATGAGCGGAGCAATCCGCAGCACGCCCGCGACTCGAAGTCCCATCGGGAAATGGTGGAAGAGCTGGTGCGCGGCGGCATGAGCGAGGAGCAGGCTTCGCAGGTCGTGAAGCGCAGGATGAAGGGGATCATGGAGAAGGGCGGCGATGGATTCGTGCCGCCGGAGTCCGTCGCCGCGAACGCGCGCAAGGCGCTCGAGGTCCGCGAGACGAAGCCGGAGTCGGAGCGCGGAATGACGCAAGTGGGCATCGCGCGCGCGCGTGACCTTGCAAACCGCAAGTCGGTTTCCATCGAGACGATCCGGCGCATGGTGTCGTTCTTCGAGCGGCACGAGGTGGACAAGAAGGGCGAGACGTGGGGCGAGCAGGGCAAGGGCTGGCAAGCGTGGAACGGATGGGGCGGCGACGAGGGATGGTCGTGGGCGCGCGGCATCGTCGAGAAGGAGGGCGATTGATGCTCCGGATGAGCGAGGCGGAGCGCCGGATGTCCCGGGCATGGAGGCTCGGGCATCGGACCGGAGACTGGATCCGCATGGAGTCCGAGGTCCAAGGCGCGATGGTCGGTGCGTTCCAGTCCGGGCGCTCCGCGTTCCGCACGTCCGCTCCTCCGATGATGTCGGACATGACGCCGATCTTCGATCGCGCGCGCGCGCTGACGCAGCGCACGATGGCCGAGAGTTCGGTCAGGCGCGAGGCGATCGCCGAGGGCTACGGATTCACGATGCTCGCGACGCTGTTCCTGCTGTTCTTCGACGAGGACGATGAAGGCGTGTTCCGTCCATTGGCGCGCGGCGTTCCCTCGGCTACGGCGCGGAAGGCGCGCGCCGGCGGCGTTTCGATGGAGATGGCGCGTCGCGCGCACGAGATCGTCGCGAACGACGCCGACGCGAAGACGCTCGTGCGGACGATCCCAATGCGATCGGAACTCGTCGCGCTCAACGAGGTGAGGCGCGCGTTGAATCTGGGGATCGCGGACGGCGCTGTTTCCGAGCGCGTTTCGACGGGGGAGACGGATCATCCGCTGTGGCAGATTTCGGAGATGATGGACAGGCGCACGCGCGGGAATCCGCACGGAGACTTCCCTGACGGCGGTTTCCACTGGCAGGTGAACGGCTACATCAACACGATCGACGAGATCGTTCGCCAGGGGTGCGTGCCGCCATGCGGTCGCAACTGCCGCGCCGTGCTTCGCCCCGTGTCGTGGAAGCGCGCGGAATCGCTCGGTCTGATCGGAGCCGATGGCCTTGTCGATCGAGCGGCGGTACGCCAATGGAACGGCGACCGGCAGGGCTACATCGACCGCGGCCTGTATCCCGATCCGATCTTCCGTTGAATGATAGTTGCATCTGTGTGTTAGTTTCGGCTGATAAAGCCCGAAATTATCCTCACGCAAGGCCATAACCGCTTGCCTTAGTGGTGTTTATCGGCGTGAATGGCGTCGTGGACTCCTCACACTCCATCTCGGAGCAGGGCGATAAGGTCGTGATCCGGCGGCTCGAGTTGTTCGCCGGATTCGATCCGACGATCGACGACGGCAAGGACGAGGAGATCCGCAAGTTCGACCGTCGCAAGGTGGCCCGCATCGTCGATCGGACGAAGCAGTTCATCTCGCGGAAGCAGCATCCGCGCATCGTGATCCTCCACTCGCAGGAAGACCACAGCGAGCCGAAGGAAGCGGTCGGCGCGGTGCTGGACATCGCGATGGAGGAGCGCAACGGCGTTCCGTTCATCGTCGGCGACGTGGAGATGTCGAAGGACGACTTCGCGCAGTACGTCGCGAGCAACAGGTTCCCGCGCCGCAGCGCCGAAATCTGGTCGGACGACCACATGAGCGAGATCGCCCTGCTGGGGCGCGACACGCCGCGTCGTCCGCTGCCCGACACGCGGTTCACCAAGACTGGCGAGAAGTTCTCCTTCTCGTGCCAGACGTGCTTCGAGGCAGCACCGGGAGCGGGCAACGTGTTCGTTCCGGGCGTCGCACTCACCAAGAAGAAGGACAAGACCATGCAGGACGAAGCCAAGACCGGCGAGAAGGACGAGATGGCGAAGCTCATCGCCCAGAAGGACGCGGAGATCGCGCGGCTCAAGGAAGAGAACCGCAAGATGTACAACCAGACCCACGTTGACATCGGCTCGCACAAGGACGAGGACGAGGATGACGACGAGGGCGACGAAGGCGACGAGGACGAGAAGAAGAAGTCCGAGTCGAAGAAGTCGAAGAACGCCCGCGACGGCGCTCGCCTCGAGTTCACCCGCGAGAAGGCGAAGTTCGAGAAGCGGATCGCCGCGCTCGAGGCCCAGCTCGCGAAGGAGCGATTCTCCCGCGAGATCGACGCGATGGCCTCCGAGGGCTACGCGATCGACGGTTGCCGAGACGAGATGATCGAGGAGCTTGCATCCTGCCCGGACCCCGAGCGCAAGGTCAAGTTCTGGCGGGAGAACTTCCGCCGCGATCCGGTCGGCATCCGCGTTGGCGCCGGCATCACCCCTCGTTCCGGCAACAAGCCGGAGCCGAAGGCCATCGACAAGGAAACCGTTGCCAAGCTCGTCGCCGAGGCGGCTGGCGATCCCGAGAAGTTCAAGACCCTCATGGCGCGCGCGAAGAGCGGCGCCTGACCAAGAAAGCGAGAATCAAACATGGGTTCTTTCTCCGACGTTCCCTCACTCACCGCGGCAGGCACGATCGCCCCGCGACGCGCGGTCCGCGCATCGACCGGCACGGGCTACACGCGACACTCCGGTTCTCAGGTCAGCGCCGCGACCGACTTCGTGATCGGCGTCACTGACGGCTCTACCAAGAGCTTCAGCAGCGCCAACCACGCCGAGGCCGGCGATTCGATCACCCTCCAGGGTGGCGCGATCGTCGAGGTCACGACCGGTTCGGCCACCGCGATTTCCTGCGGCTCGCTTCTCAAGATCGACACGAACGGAAAGTTCGTCGTCGGCGGCGCCGCAAGCGACGTGAACTGGGCCGTCGCGCTCGAGCCGAGCTCTGCGGCAGACCTCATCATCCGCGCCAAGCTCCTCTCGACTCCGCGCATCACCTGATCCGCACACCTGACAAAAGGACACGCACATGGCAGACTCAACCATCGGTGGCGGACTCTCGACGTTCGTTCCCACCTTCAGCGAGGCGACCGGCCTCATCCAGACCGAGTTCACGCGAAACGTCAACTCGTTCGCGCTGAACCGCTACGTCAAGCTCGTTCCCGTCTCCGTCACGAGCGGCTACTACCTCAAGATCAACTCGGATGAAACCGTCCGCGTGATCGACGAGAAGGACTTCCGCTGGGCCTACGGCGAGGATCGCCCGACCGGCTTCGAGAACGACTTCGACTTCGCGCAGTTCACGACCAAGCGGTACGAGAGGGGCTTCAAGATTCCCTACGAGACGGCGAAGGTCGCGCAGTGGGAAATCGTGGCGCAGCACGCCCGCAGCCGCGCAACGCAGATGATGACGCTGCGAACTCTCCGCTGCCTGACCCAGCTCACCACGGCGGGCAACTGGACGGCGAGCGTCAACTACTTCGCTGACTTCGACGCCCTGAGCGGCCTCACGACCACGACTGGCGTCCTTGAGGGCAACGCAACGAACAAGCCGTATGCGGCGCAGCTCTTCCAGACCGTGACCGAGAAGATCATGGTCAACACGGGCGGCGCGGTGCAGATGCAGGACATCGTCGCGGTGATGAGCCCGAAGACCGCGTTCAAGCTGTCGCGCACCGAGGAAATGAAGGACCTCATCAAGTACACGCAGGGCGTGCAGCTGATGCAGGGTGCCGGAAAGTTCTCGCGGTACGGCCTTGCGCCGCAGCTGTTCGGCATCGGCGACATCGTGATCGAGGACGCCGTTCGCGTCACGAGCCAGAAGGGCGCCACGCGCGCTGCCGACTACATCCTCGGCGATGGCGCGGTCCTGTTTGTCTCGCGACCCGGTGGGCTCGTCGGCGTCGAGGGTGGCGCGAACTTCGCGACCATCTCCAACTTCGTGTACGAGGACATGACGGTCGAGACGTTCGACGATCCGCGCAACCGCCGCACTGTCGGTTCGATCGTGGACAACAGCATTCCGGAGCTCACCGCTCCTCTCGCCGGCATCTACGTCGCGAACGTCTTCGCCTGATCGGACTCCCTTTCAAGCGGGGGGTGGCGGGGCTTTGGACCCGTCACCCCCTTTTCGGAGGCGGCAATGCCGATTCCATACGCCACGGTCGCGCAGTTTGCGAAGACGATCGACGAAAGGCTCCTTGCGGAACTCGGAATTGACGCCGAGGCCGATGGGGTTGTCGATGGAACGAACGCGATCATCGTCGCGGCGCTCACCCGGGCGTCGCACGAGGTCCAGTCGTTCGCGCTCCGCGGCGGCGTCTACACCGAGTCCGATCTCGACCAGATGCAGTCGAGCGAGAACTGGGTTCTCATAGGCACGGTCTGCGACCTTGCCTATGGCATCCTCGTGGCCCGCAGAGGCGGTCCGTTCGGAGATTCGGTCAAGGACCGGGTTGACAAGGCGAACGCCATGCTGGTCGATCTGCGGGACGGGCGCAGGGTGTTCCCGATCGGCTCGAGTATCGACGCAAGCCGACCGTCGCTCTCCATCATCTCGCAGCAGCAGCGGGGCGCGCTCGGGTTGGTCGCCGACAGCGACTTCTTCCCGCGCCGGAGGTACACGGAGGCATGAAGCGCCGCCGGAACATGATTCAAGAGGTTCGGATCGTCGAGGCCGTGGCGAACGGGATGGTCAAGGCGCTTCGCGACAACCTCCTCAAGAGCGAGGGCGACGGCGAGCCGCTTGCTCCGCTCGGGGTGTGGGATGACCTTCGGTTCACCGGCAGGAAGGGTTCCGGAAGCCGTTGGCAAAAGGCCGACCGAACGAACGCCGATCTGCCGCTCGTTGACACGGGCAACCTGCTCCGCTCGATCAACGTGACGCAGGTTGTGATGCACCCTGGCACGGAAACCACGGGGCGAAGGTATGACATCACGATCTCGGCGGCTGAATATGGCAACGAGCACACATCCGACCGGAGGGCGACCAACGTTCTTCTCGGAAGGACGAAGGAAATCCGAAGGAGACGATCCTTCGGGGACATGACCGAGGGTGTAGACTTCGTGGTGAAGAAGGAACTGAACGTCCCGGGTAGGCCGTGGAATCGCGTCACGCGCGACAGGCTCAGGGAAATCGCGGAGAATGCCGTGAAGGGCATTGGAGGATGACATGCCATCAACCGACTTTCATGTAACAGGCCCGGTCAAGATCCTGTGGGGACCCTCTTCGGCTGCAACCGAACTTGGATTTTCCGACAACGAGGATCTTGTCCGCATCACGTTCACGGACCATCAGCGCGTGTTCAGCCGCAACGACCAAGGCGACATGATCGGCGAAGTCGTTATGAGCGGAACTTCCGCGATCATCGACTTCACGCTCGTCTCGTGGGATCAAGCCCAGCTTCAGCAGTTGATCTCCCGCGTCCGCAAGGGCGGCACGGCGACCAACAACATCTCCCAAGAGGGCATCTTCGCTACGGTTGGAGGGACGACCGTGAATGGCGCGAGCCCGCGCACGATCGCTCTGAAGATCCAGCCGACGACCGTCGGCGAGACGGTCTACGACTTCCCGCTGGTCCGTCTCATCACGGGCCCGGAGATCATGGATCTCGGCAACACGCTCAAGCGCATCGCTCTTTCGTTTGGGACCGTGGCTCCGGCATCCGGAACCACGATCTGCACCACGACTCTCTCGACTTGAAAGGACCGTGAATGTCTGCTCAGAAGATCGACCTGCTGGACGACCCTTGGGTTGTCGTGTTCAAGATCGGCGACAAGGAATACCGCGCCGATTCCCTCGTGTTCTCCTCGATCATCATGGACAAGGCGAAGGGCGAAGACGATCCGCCGAAGGAAGTCATCCTCGAGGCGATGAAGGAAGCCCTTGATTCGACCGAGGGGCTGTCCGACCACCTCATCTTCGCGATGTCGGTTCGTCTGACGAAGGCGATGACGAACGCGGGAAAAGGATGAAGGCGGCGGCGCTGTTCGCCGCCGCTTACGGTTTCCCTCCATCGGCTTGCGGGACGCAGGAGGAAATGTTGGGCCTGTTGCAGAACCTCCGCATGTCAATGGCGATCTCCTCTGGCATCCTTGCCCGGGGCGTGGCTGTTTGCTTCTCGTCTGAAGCGAGCGCGGAGCTCTTGAAGGACAGCGGAGCGCCGACGCAGGACATCCTCAAGGCGAAGTTGAACGCCATGAGGCAGAAGGCCGGTGTCAGGTGAACATCGCGACGCAGGCTCAGGTTCTTCGCGCCATCCGGCAAAGGCTGATCGACACGCTCGGTCTGCCGGAAAGCCGCGTCTATCTCACGAACGATCCGGTCTTTGCGGAAGGCATGGACTTCGTGGTTCAGATTTCGCCGATCGCGGTCGGCGCCACGAACGAGTTGAACCGCGCGGGGCTCGGCTTCGTGACGGAGCGATTCAGCGTGACCACGTTCGTCCGGACGGCATCGGACAACGACGTGAAGAAGAACCGCCAGTTGACCGGCGAATCGCATGGCGTTCTGTATCGGCAGACGGCGATCCGTCAGGCGCTCATCCAGCACGATCTCGGCGGAATGCTCGCCGTGCCAATCCGGTTCGTCTCGAGCGGACCCGTCAAGGAGGAGCCGCGGACCCAGATGTACCTGGCCGCGACCGACGTGTTCATCTGCTCGTACGCGCTGGCTTGGCCTGTCGCCGGGATCTTCCGCTTCGGCTGGCGATCGACGCAGCCGACGTGGGCGCAGTTGGCGGAGGAGCGATCCTACGCGAACTCAACTCGCTACTCGATCACCACGCCTACGCGCTCTGGGACTCCCGCTTCGGAGTATCTTTGGTTCGCCTTCCCGGCGGAACTGCACTCGCTCGGGGTGGAGATTCGCACGGCAGCTGGCCTTGAGCCCTTCTACCGGACCGGATTCCCGCCGCCGAGCGGACCCGCCATCGGGACGCTGACGCAGGCTGGCGTGACGTATCACCTCTACAGGCGCGCCTTCCCTACCACGGCGGCGAGCCTTACCTATGACGTGAGGGCCGGATGAGCGGTATCCCTACCAACATCATCACCATTCAGATGCCGCCGGGAAGCGATCCCGCCGGCGGAGATGGAGCCTACGACTTCGGGCCGATGCTCGACGTGATGAAGGGCGTTCAACTCAGCGTCGGCAGCATCAACCAGAACGTCAAGGCGATCCTCGAGGTTCTGAAGCGCATGTCATCCATGCGGGGAGGTCCGTCATCGGCTGCGCGCGGCGGTTCGGTTGCGGCGTCTGTGTCCCCGAAGGCCGGATCGCGCGCGCGGTTCGCCGCCGATCTGCTCGAGTACCGCAAGATGATCCGCGGCGGCGAATCGTTCGGTGGAATGATGCGGCAGTCTCACGCGGAGCTGCTTGCGCGATACAAGTCGAACCGGGAATCTCTCAGCGCACGAGAACTGCGCGCGGCCACCAGGCTCCGTTCCGTCGAGATATTCGGCGAATCGGTCGCGGCTCAGAACGCGGCCACGGAAGCCGCGGCGAAGGCCCGTCAGGAGGCTAAGTCTCAGAAGGAGGCGATCCGCGCGCAGCGCGAGGCTGCTCGAGCCGCCCGGGCGCAGCAGTCTGCCGACCTTCGCTCCAGTCGGAGCCGAATGACGAACAGCATGGCGCAGAGGGTGTCCGATCTTCGCCGGAAAGCCGGAATGCCCGGGGCCACGGTGTCCGGCATCGGTCTGACCGATGAGGAGAAGGCGGTTTTGGCGGGGGAGGCAAGCCCGTCCGGTTTGCCGGGAACCCGCGCGCATTTCCGGGCCGTTGGCGGCATCGTGGATCAGCTTGGGAATGCGGGTGGCGCTCCCGCTCCGGCTCCCGGGCGGTTCTCTTCGATGGCCGGCGGCGTCATGCGCATCGTCACGATGGTCGGACGGGTGCTGTCCGTGGCCGGGATGGTCACGAGCCTTCTCGGGAAGATTTGGGGCGTGTTGCGTTCCTTCTCGCAGTCGGCTATGGCTTCGCGAGCGTACTTCTCGCGAATCGACCCGGTGTTCGCGACGCTCGAGGCTCAGTTCCAGATCGGGCAGTTGCTTGCCGACATGCGCGTGGCATCGTCTCCGATGGCCCGCGGCGCTGCGACGCAGTTCACGTCCACCCAGCTCGCCCGTCAGAGGGCCGAGGTTCCCATCCGAAAGGCATGGGAGGTCACGAAGTTCAGTCTTGGGACCATGTACGAGCAGGTCATGTTCGGAGGTTCGCTTCTCCTTGGTGGCGTGCTCTCCGGAGACGGAAGGAACGCCATGCTCGGACTGACCTCTCTTGCGATGTTCAATGCTCCCGGGCTCGGCTTCATCAACGCCTATGTCCAGTCTCTCATTCTTCGACTGGCGGGCGGGAACAACACGGCATCTGCGAACGCCCTGTTCATAGGCGACTTGGTTGATATGACCGGAGGCAGGTTCAGCACCACCAGTCCGTACATGGGGCCGAAGGCGAACGCATCGAACTGGTGGGGGGCAAGGCCATGAGTACGACCGTTCTCTACAACACCGTCCTGCTCGAGCAGGTTCGCATCATGGAGTACCGCGTCGAGTCTCCCGCGAACTTCGAGTCTCCGCACACGGGGATCCTTCAGCACTTCGTCACGGGGGAGGCGCTTGTCTTCGTTGACAACGACTTCAGCCCGCAGGCGTTCCGTTCGTTGGTCATAAACAAGCTGAACGTGCCTCGGAAGCAGATGAAGATCGAGGTTGAGGACTCCAATCAGTCTCCGACGACGAAGTACACCCTGTTCGACAACACCGTGTACACGGAGAACTTCGACGAGGCCCACGGCCCGTTCTTCTCCGCGCAGGTGACTGCGATCACCGGGACTCGATGCCTTCTCGTGAACTTCACGGCGCAGTGGACGGAATCGGGAGACTCGCTGAATGCGATCCGTTCCTACTACTGCGTGTCGTCGTTCTCGATCGACGAGATCGGCAACGTCACGCTCAGGAAGACCGGATCATTGCAGATCCGTGCAAAGGAGAACTTCACGCCGCCGATGGGCGTGGCTCCGAGAAATCAGGATCGCGCGGGCGTGTCGAACACCGGCGTCTACTTCGGAGATTCCGTCCGGTCGGATGTCGTGACCGACTTCATCACGTCGAACATCTCGGGGAACGTCGGGCAGTTCCCCGACTGCTACCGGCGGTTCGCGGCGGGAAACCTCTATCCGGGCTTCCGGCGAATCCGTCAGGAATACGCCATCGACGAGAGCCGGACGCGCCTCATCTTCGACATCACGGATCAGGAATTCACTCGAGGGCTTCCCGCGCCGGCGAAGGTCGGAAACTGCTCCTTCACCTACGAGCGGAGCCTCGACGGCAAGACGAGCGCGATCGGAACGAAGCACTTCATCGCGTCCGTCAAGGGCGACAAGTTCGTGACCGCAGGGGCGCTGTTGACTCTCTGCATTCGTCTGTCGCAGAACAGGATCGACTACGCGAAGGACGTGATCCAGCGCATCCGCGTGACCGAGGAGAACATGCTGACGGAGAACTCGATCTCGTATGAGGTCTTGGCTTTGTCGGCGTCCAGTCAGGCGTTTGTCGCGACGAGCGGCGACAATACCGAGGACAGGTCCGGTCAAGTCTCTCCGGTGGACACGAGCCTGCTCCTCAAGAACATCCTTTCGCCGGTCAAGCTCTCCGGAGGCAAGTTCGTCTTCACCCCGGCGAAGATGCCGGACGCGTACGGCAACAGCCTTATCGTCCGGGTGACTCCGTACGCGTTCGACCACCACGACACGCAATCGCTCTCGTCCGCTTCGTTCAGCCTTCCATCGACGTTCCAGATCCCGAACGACGAGGGAAGCGGATTGCAGCCGGTGATCTACCTGTTCCCGGGCGGATACTTCGATGCTTCCGAGGGGCAAGCAAACGACACTACCGGGAACGAAGACGCGATCTACAGGTACATTCCGCCGAAGACGGAGCCATATGTTCCCGCCGGCCCGAACAAGGGCGATCTCGAGAAGAACAAGAGGAACCCGAACTCAAGCGAAACTCCCAACCCGAACTTCTCGTCGAAGGGAGGAAGGAAGATCAACGTTCGTTCCGGCATCGTGATCTGTCCTCCCGTGTCTCCGAGCGCCAAGAGCAGGGTGTTTCAAGTGGCGGCTCCAATGGCCGTCTACACCGACTTCATCGACGGCTCCAAGAAGAACGAGCCGCCGAACCGCTCGATAGGCGACGTGCCGGGAGGCTCCGTCGTGACCGACATGAACTACTCGTTCACGTCCGGAACCTCCGACTTGAACGGCAACAGGATCATGGCGGCTGGCTACGACCGGACGGTGGCGATCTCATGCCCAGGCGATTTCCCCGGAACGGGAGAGTCGCCTACGCAGCCAGCCTTTGAATTGCAGGATCGGACCTATCAGGGCGAGACGTACCGGATCGTCACGTTCAACCCGAAGTCCATCTTGATGCCGAGCGACGAAACGCAGGGTCAGAATCAGCCCGCCTACACAGATGGCCTCGGTAGTCCGGAGGGGTATCTTGCATGAGCTGCGCGATCTCCGTCAAGTCCCGGGAAATCAACGCCACCGACTACACGGGCCGGGATGCCACGGTTTCGGCGCGACTTCTCACGGACGAGCTGCGGAGGCTCATCGAGAGGCAGAATGTCGATTGCAGGGACATCAACTGCATGAGGTGGCCGCTGTTCGGCATGAGCAGGCACGGAGTCTGCAAGCTCCTGCTTCTGAAGAACGACGTGATGGCCCTTCTCAGTTACGGCGAATCAACGGAGTCGATGAACACCAGTCAGGCGAACACGCTTCCCGCAGTCTTCGACATCACGTTTGAGTCCGAGCCGGACGATCCAATCACCTTCTGGAACATGTCGATGGCGCATGTCCAGCCTCTCATGGTTTCCGGATTCGGAAGCGCGATGCACGGCGAGGCCATGTACGTCGTCACGTTCAAGTGCCCGAGATGGGCCATGCGGTGCGCGCGCTCGAGGAATTCAAGCGGCGATCATCTGTCCGACAGGGATTGGGTTCCCGGGAAAGTGGTGAGCAATTCGTCTGCATCGAATGCGGCGAACACCTACCGGAACGCCATCACGTCCCTTTGCGACTGCTCGGCAATCACCGCCGGGACGGCATTGATAAACGACCCCCTGTCCTATGGGCTTGGAGTTTCGTTTCCCCCCATCTACAGGCCGCAGAGTGTTTGGGAATCCTCCGCAGCCATCTCGCTCGCCGCCTATCTCAGCGAGCCTGTGGAGCTTGGCAGCGCGGACCACAAGCCGTTTCTGAACGTGATCGACGACATGGCTCGCAACGCCGGAGTCGCCGCCGGCCTGTTCCCCTTCAGGACGGGCGCGAACTCCAGAAGCTACTACGTCGCGATCCATGCGATAGATCAGGGCGTGACCAACGCCGTTGCCTATCTGGACGGCATCCGCGACCGGATCATCGCCGGGACCATCACGCATCTTGGCTCGGCCCCTCCGGGCATGAGCGGGGATCTCGCGCGGTTCGTCATCCCGCTTCAAGCGACGAAGATGGGTCAGCCCAATCAGGTCTATCTGAAGCGCGGCTCGGCGCATCCTCCGGACGGTCGCCCCCCCGCTGTCTTCAACCCATCGGCTTCGCTTTCCGACTACACGACTCCTTCCGACACCGGAAAATTCGACATCGAGGAATTGTCTCCCATCTACCGCCGCGGTGCGGGATGGGATCTGCGGGGAGCGATCGCCGCCGCCGATTCGATCCACTCAAACGGTCCCGGGTATGGAGTGATCGAGCCGGGTCCGTATGGTGGATTCGCCTGTATCGCAGCATCCGGGTCGTCGATATCTCCGACCAGCGGCTCGTACGAGCAGCATCTAGCCGATCGGCGCATCTGGGGTTTGAAATCCGGCGTCTGCGACGTTTGGTTGAGCGGATGGCTGTGCCCGTCCTACCAGAACGGATGGGCCGGAGGATCTTGGATCGAACTCCGGTTGCAGACCGACGACAAGGGCTTCGGCTTCCCCACGACGCGCATCCACGGGAGCCTCGAGGACTCGCTGGTGTGTCCGCAGTTCTCCGATGGAGACACCGCGATCGAGGGCGGCGGAATGGTCCGCACTTGGCGCGGGGACGATGGCAAGACCCACGCGCACGTCGAATGGCCGTTCGGGATCCCGTGCCTCATCCGAATCACGAACAGCACGCGGATCAACGCAGGAATTCCCATTTGGCGCTACACGGCGAATATCGTCGTGAAGAACCGCGCAGACGCAACGGCGCCCGCCAATGCGACGGAGTATCAGGGGGGGCTCGCTGCGTTCAGAGATTGCGCCTCCTCGTTGCCGGAGCATGAGATCATCGCATACAACATCTCTGAAACAAACAACAGCGCCGCCTTTGCCGCACCGGGATACAAGCTGCCATTCAACCCGCCCACGTTTGAAATGCTACCGATCGGCGAGGACAGGGATGGAAATAAGCGCGATGTCGTGGTGCAAGCAATGCTCTATCGGGGCTATAATGACGGCACGGCGCGGACCTGTGCCTACTTCTGCCTGACCAACGCCGTCGATGGATACTGCTGATGCCGCATACAGAATCCGTCCTTCCTCTTGGAGTTCCGATTGCTCCCACGGAGCCAACGGACGGAAACTCCACGCACATCGACAATTACGGTAGAGGCGGACTTCACTCTGTCGCGGACATTGCCGCTCGAGATGCGATCGCGTCGGACCGCCGGCGCGTCGGCATGGTCTGCTATGTCCAGGCGGATTCGACGCACTACAAGCTTACGGCCCTTCCGAACACATGGGCCACGTTCGGTGGCGGCGGCAACGTCAACGTCGTGTCGGGCGACGGCATCACCGTCACGGAGAGCCCTGCCGACACGTTCACAGTGCGGGCGAACTTCGGAAGCGCGGGAAACACCGTCTGCGAGGGCAACGACGCCAGACTGTCCGACGCAAGACCGCCGCTCTCTCACACGCACGTTCTTGCCAACATCACCGATGCAGGAACCATCGCATCTCAGGACGCGGACGCCGTTTCGCTTACGGGCGGCACGGTTCAAGGCGTGTCGGCGGTCACGGGGTCGTACTCGTCGCTGCTGAACGAAGCGACGATGAAACTCGTCCGCAAGTCCACATCCGGCACGATCACGAAGGGGCAGGTCGTCTACATCGTCGGCAGCAGCGGCAATCACCTGACAGTTGAACTCGCGGATGCAGACAGCGAGGCGACTGCGGCAACCACGATCGGCGTGGCCGTCGAGAACATCACGAGCACGACGAGCGGCTACATCATCGTCCAAGGCTACCTTTTTGGCCTTTCCAACCTGCCTGTCGTCAGCTTTCCCGACGGCGCAGCCCTTTGGCTGAGCCAGACGGCAGGCGGCTGGACCACCACGCCGCCCACCCAGCCTGCCCACAGGGTCTTCCTTGGCTGGGTCATTACGAACAGCAACGGCGCGGCGGGCCGAGCCTACATCAAGGTCATCAACGGCCAGGAGCTGGACGAGCTCCACGACGTGCTGATCGGCGGATCGCCGGCGGACAACGACCTGCTGGCCTACGACTCGGCGACAAGCTTGTGGAAGAACCAGACGGCGGCGCAAGCCGGCCTCGCCGCAGCAAGCCACACGCACGCGATTGCGGACGTAAACCTGCTTCAGAACGCGCTCGACGCCAAACTCGACGATTCACAGGCCACGGCAACGGGCCTTGCGGTGCTTGGTGCTGCGACGCCTGCGGCGGGCGCGACGGCGCTTGGGCTTGGCACGGGCGACACGCCGACGTTCAAGGAGATCATCCTTGAGAACGGCGAGCGGATCAGGAACACGACGAACGGGCGCGTCGAGATCATCCCGCAGCCATCGGTCGCGGACCGGATCGGCATCACGTTCGACCTCACGCTACGGTCGAACCTCATCAGCATCGGCTCCTTCCGTCCGATCGACAGCGCGGTGAACGTGGGCGGCGTGTACTGGGATATCCCGCTCCAAGTCGGAAACAACGTCGACCTTGTGGTGTCTGGACAGGATTGGTCTGCGTTCCGGCAAGTGGTCGGCGCGGGCCTCCGGCAGACGCTCTGCGTCGGCGTCGGCGTCGGCTACAACTTCGGCGGCACGGACATCAGCAGCAGTTCGTTCGCGCTGATGCATCGGTATCACTTCGGCCTTTCGACACGCTGCCCGAGCGTGACTCACGCGGACCCGCACTTCTACGTCTACTCGATGGACTCGACGCAGGCGAACGACTTCGTGCGCATGTCGCACGATCAAACGGACGGCGTGATCGAGAGCGGGAACGGCGACCTGCGGCTGGTTGCTCCGGGTGAAATCCGCTTCAACGGCAACCTGATTCAGAGCCGCATCACGTCGGCCCAGTCCCGGCTTCTCGGTCGAGGCGCTTCGTCGGGCTCCGGCCAGCCGCAGGAAATCACGATCGGGTCCGGGCTCTCGCTGACCGGAACGACTCTCTCCGCGACGGGCGGCGGCGGCGGCGTGACAGAGGACTTCGCAATCGCGATGGCGGTGGCACTATGAACAGAACACTCGGCATCGACATCCCCGGCAGCACCACGTTTACCCCGGGCCTCGGCGGCGTCGGCACGGTGACCTTCATCGGCATCGACCTGACGCTCGCGAACATCAAGCTGATTACGAACGTCACCCGGAACGAGATCATCTACAACTTTGCCAGCGCGGCGAAGGGCGCGGCGGCGTTCGGCCTGAACAGCCTAACGCTGGACTTCGACACCTCGACGCACAGCGGGTCGGACGTGCTGCAAGTCATCCTCGATGTGACCGGGGCTCAGGACGTTTCGACCGGCGAGATGATCGAGACGCTGTCGGCCCTGCGGATGGCCGTGCAATCGTTGACCCGCGCGATGGGCCGAGTGGACGCCACTGGCCGCCTCGTCGTTGCGGCGGAGCAGCCCACGGCTGCCTCCCTCAACGTGGCCCTCGCCTCTCTCGCCAGCGTAGCCACGGTGACCAACCAGACTCAGCACGGCGGCATCGCCGCGAACGACCTCATTCCGACTCTCTCTCGCCTTGGCGGCGATTCGCTCCGCCGCAACATCACGGTGACTTGAAATGCCAACCACGAACGGAAACCGGAAGCTCCTCGATCTCAAGCGCTGGGAAATGGTCGCACCGCTTCAGGCAGCGACCTCGGCGGGCGCGTTCATCGCCTCCTCGCGGCACTACCGGCAGCAGCAGCTGTACGTCGCGTCGAACACCTCTGCCTGGCTTTACAACCCCTCCGAGGACGGCTGGACTCCGCTCGCTTCGCCGGCCCTTGCAGGCACGTTCGGCGCGGGAGCGTGCGGTGTGGCGGTCGCTATCTCGATCGGCAGCTCGACCGGAGCCGCGCAGCTGACGGCCACCGGCGGCACGACCACGACGATCCAGACCAACCAGAACCTTCAGCGCGACCTTCGCGGCTACTCGGTGCACATCACTGGCGGCCCGAACGCGGGCGCGACTCTTGCGATTGTCTCGAACACCCTCGGCGCAAGCGCGACGATCACGGTCGCGGCGCAGGCCACGGCGTTCAGCGCATCCACGACGTACCGCCTGATTACCCCGGTCTGGTACGTCCTCGGCGCAGGCACGACCGCGGCGGGCTCGTTCAGGAAGTACGACTTCGCAACGAACACGTGGACCACGCTGGCACAGGCCGGCCTCCCCGCGACGATCAGCACCGACTCGAAGCTGGTCTCGACGCCGAGCTGGATCGGTGAGAACTTCCTCCAGTTCCTGACCGGCACTGCTTCGGCTGGCGCGGCTGCGACCCTGACCCACACCGGCAAGTCGTGGACCACCAACCAGTGGACCAACTACCAGATCCGGATCGTGTCTGGAACGGGCGCCGGGCAGATCCGGAACATCGCCAGCAACACGGGTTCGGTCATCACGGTGTCCGCGAACTGGACCACCAACCCGGACGCGACCTCCGTCTACTCGATCGAAGGCAACGACGATTACCTGTACTACCTCGGAAGCGGCGCGGTAGGCCTCATCCGGTACAGCATCAGCGCGAACACGTGGACGACCCTGAGCCCAACCGTGGCGCGCGCCGCCGCGCCGGGCGCGGGCATGAGCGCGCACTGGGTCCACTCGGCCACGGATGCGGCTTGGACCGGCGAGAACGCCATCCGCAACGGCCAGCGCATCTATTCGTTCCGAGGCGGCAACACTTCGCTGCTGGACTACTACGACATCGCGGCGAACACCTGGGTGAACGGCGTGCCCTATGCGCCGGCGGGCGAGTCCCACGGAACCGGCACTAAGTGGATCTACAGCGGCGACTTCCTGTACGGGCAGCACTTGGCGACGGGCCGCTGGTTCCGCGTGAACCTCGTCACGTCGGCGCAGGACGGCTGGTCGGTGATGGTCTATCCGCAGGGCGCCGCCGTGGTCGGCGACACCGCGTTCGACGCCACCTTCATCGACGGCGCCACCCGGATCGACTTCCTGTATATCGGCTTGAACACGAGCACCGTGATGCTCCGGCAGATGGTGATCTGATGGAAAACCAAGAACGCATCGAGTGCGAACGCAACCGGCTCGCGAACCTCTCCTCGCTTCGGACGGCGGCGCATCGCGTCGGCGACGCCGAGCGCGTGCTCGCCTTGGATCGCGACATTGCGGCGACATTGGCGCTGATCCAGCAACTGGAGGCACAGCAGTGATCGACCTGAACCTCGTCATAGGAATCATCACGGTGGTTTCCGCGATTCTCGGAGTCGGATGGAAGCTCGGGCAGATCGCGAGCGGCATCCGTCTCGAGATCGCGGAGATCAAGGGCATCCTGCTCGTGCAGCACGAGCGGGTGAGCCAGTTGGAGCGCCGCGTCGAGGCGCTTGAAAAGGAACGATGAACAGCGGCCACGTGCCGCAGAAAGCAGGGTGAACGATGAAGCCCGGATACAAGACCACGGAATTTTGGCTCTCTGTCGCGGCGATGATCGTCGGCGCGGCTCTCGCGTCGGGCGTGTTCGAGACCGACTCTGGCGGCGACCGCATCCTCGGCCTCGCGGCGACGGTGCTTGCCTCGCTCGGCTACACGGTGTCTCGCGGCATGGCGAAGAGGGGGTCGTGAGTGCCCTTGAGCGCATCGTCGCGGCCATCGCTCTCGGCCTGTTTCGCTGGCTTGAGAGCCGCGCTGAGTCACGGCATCGTGCGGTGGACGCTGACATGGACCGCGATCGCCTTCGCCGCGCTGGCGCTCGCGTGCGCGAGTGGATGCAGTCGAGCAGTATTGGTCCCCGAGTCGAGCCCGATCCGGATCGGCCCCGCGACTGAGGCCCGCGTGTACACGCGGGTCGGGGACGAGTGGGTGTTGAGCGAGAACCGCGTCGAGATCCCCGAGGGGTGGTACTGCGTGCCGCCAAGCTTCGTGGAGGAGGAAAGATGAAACTTGATCGGGTGCGAGTCTCAAAGCCGGACAAGGGTGTTCTCCGGATCGACTACCACCCGAGAAAGATCGGCGACGATCTTTGGTTTCTCCTCCGGTCGGACGCGCACCACGACAACGAGCACACGGACATCGGCATGGAGCGCCGACATCTGGATGAGGCTCTTTCAAAAGAAGCCATGATTCTTGACAATGGGGATCTGCATTGCGCTATGCAGGGTCGCTGGGATAAAAGGGCAGACCGAAGCGCGCTCCGACCCGAATACCAGTTCGGGAACTACATTGACCGCCTGGTTGATTGCGCGGTCGATTTCTACACCCCATATGCGCCCAACTGGTGCATGATGGGGCTTGGCAATCACGAGACGGCGATGCTGAAGGCTCACGAGACGAACCTCACCGAGAGGACGGTCGAGAGGCTGAAGCTGGCGGGGGCCACAAGGCTTCATGCCGTTGGATACGCAGGATGGGTCCGCGTGGTCATTCATGCACCAAACACCCGCAAGATCGGAAGCCTGTGGATGTACCGGCATCACGGCTACGGCGGCGGCGGTCCCGTCACGCGCGGGACTATCCAGACATCCCGCATGGCCGTATACCTGCCGGACGCCGACATCGTTTGGACGGGGCATACCCACGATCAGTGGATCATGCCGATCGAGCGGCATCGGGTCACGAACTACGACCGGACCTATCTTGACAGGCAGCTCCACGTCCGCACCCCGGGATACAAGGACGAGTTCAGTCCGGGCGAAGGATGGCACGTCGAGCGCGGCGGACCGCCGAAGCCCCGGGGTGCGCTTTGGCTTCGCGTCCACATGGGCAACAACTCCCTCGTACAATCGGAAATCACAGAGGCACGATAATGTCCGCAGCGATCTACAACTTCACCATCAACCAGGGCGAAACCTTCACCAAGAACTTCGCTTGGGCGAACGCCAGCGAGGTTCCGTACAACCTGACCGGATGGACCGCCCGCTTGCAGGCGCGCGCGTTCGTCTCGTCGAGCTCGACCCTGTTCGACAGCGGAGGCGCTTCGCCCACAACGGGACTGTCGGTGACGATCCCTACGCCGGCGAACGGAACCGTCGTCGTCACCATGACGGCGGCGATGACGAGTGCGATCCCGTGCGATGGCGTCTACGCCCTTGAGCTCACCTCGGGATCCAGTCAGGTCAAGCGTTTGGTCGAAGGCTCATTCACCATCAGTCCGGAGACGAACCGATGAGCGACAACATCACCATTGACGAAACCACGGATCAAGTCAAGATCCTGAGCGCCGGAGCCCTTGTCGGCTACGGATTGACTGGCGGCTTCGATTCCGGGCAGACGCTCGCGGTAAGCCTGTCCAGCGCCACCGGGACGCTTTCCGCAAAGACGGCTCTCACCGGATCGTTCGCCACCCCCGCCGGCGCGAGCGTGTCTTTGGCGGCTGGGACATGGCTTGTCGTGGCGCACGCCTCGATCGGGGCCACGAATCTCGCGGCCACCCTTGCCGCCTCGGCGACCTATGGGCTCCGCATCTTCGACGGAACCAATCCGGTCGCATCGGTGCATGGCTCGGTGGCCCGAGACGCCACGACCAATGCGGCCCAGATCACGAGTGCGGCCCTATCGACTCTCGTGACCATCGGGGTGACGAGCACGATCTCCTTGCAGGTTCGCGGCAGCACCGATCTTTCGGTCTATCATCAGGAGCAGGGTTCTGGGGCCACGACGGGCAATGCCACGCGCATCGTGGCGGTTCGGATCCTCTGATGCCGAAGGATTACCAGACGGAACCTCTCGAGAAGGCCGAAGCCGCCGCCAGGAGATTCATCGAGGATTCCGGCGCGGATGCCGTGGTCATCCTGTGGACATCGCGATCCAAGCGCGCGACGAGATTCTTCCGGCATCAGATCGGGAACGCGATACTCTGCAACGCCCTCGTGGAGAGGACCGCGGAGCAGCAGTGCGAAGTCGAAGAGGATGAATGAATGTCGTTCCAAATGTCGTGTTGCTGCTCATCCTGCCCGACCCATGACTGTCTGAACGGGAGCACGATCGACACGGGCTGCTGCCCGTCGTGCGACACGCTGATCCTGTTCTGCGAGAGGCCGGGCTACACGCAGAAGAACATGGCCGCGCAGTTCAACGCGAACCCCGAGCCTGGCCAGACTCGCGTGCTGTGCTGCGAGTATTCGTGGAGCTCGCTGCCGCCGGTGCAGGCGATCTACCGACACTACGGCACGTTCTACCGCGTGGCGTACCGCGACGATCGGCCCGGACTGCGGACATGGATGGCCCCATATCCAGAGTGCCCATTCCCGTGCCCCGAGGAGGGCTACGGCGGCTGCGAGAATTGCGACCCATCCCCGCCGTTCCCGAATTTCAGCGGCTGCGTCTGCAATTCCACGCACTCCCAGTATCAGATCGACAAGTGGAGTGAGGAGCCGGGGACGCTGTGGGGTCCTGAGATGATCTGCTGGGGCGGCGGCGCGAACCTCAACGCGACGCTCGGGCGGCTTGAGGACCAGTTGCTCGGCATCGTGCACTTTGAGCGGTGGTGGAGAATCGCAGACCCGAAGCGCGCGGGCTGCGCGCAGTGGCGCATCCACGTTCCCGACTGCATCGAGACTGAGAACGGCTGGCAGTGCGGCGACGGCGCGCCGGTGCAGGGCGACAACCTCGTTCCGAAGTGGTGGATCTACGCGTGCAGCGGCGTGCCGCTTTTCGACTTCGACATCACCGATGCAGTGAACCGTGAGTTCATCACGACGGAAGAGGCCGATTCGATCCGCAACGCCGCCGCGGTGAAGGAGCAACCGCCGCAGGACATCCTGCTCCGCATGGCTGCGGGTGGATATTTCGACACGAAGGACTGGCGAGCGGCGCAGCGTCAGGCGTTCGTCGATCTGAACGCGGAGTTCCCCGGCGCGGGATACGCCGCGTGCGTTCAGAACGTCGCGGACATGGACGCGCTCGGCCCGGTTCGGCGGCGTCTGTGCGGCGCATTCGCCGACGCGAATCCGACTCCGATCCTCGATCTCGCGGACGCGACGGCGACGCAGCAGACGATCAACGTAGACGGCGCGTGCTTCATCGACTACCCGGGTCTGTTCACCGCCGGCAACGAGGCCGACTACGCGTACTGGGCCGATCGCCAGTGGGTGTATTTCCGCGCCGTTCCGGGCGGCTGGACGTGGGCCGGATGGAACGCACCGAGCGGACCATGCCTTGGGTGGGGGGAAGACGATGCGATCCTCGCGGGATGCGGTCGGCAGGATCCCGATTGCATCGAGGCGCTCAAGGGCTACCCGCTCGCGGAGCCGACGATCACGACGTGCACGCATCCGTGCTGGGACACGTTCGAAAATCCCGTGCAGTGCTCATGCGTCGAACCTGACGCGGAGTGCGCGATCCTGT